TTTTTCGCATCTGTTTATCCTACTATTTCGTCTGGTGAGTCAACAAAGCTTTTAATGACTTCTACACCTAATGGTCTTAACCACTTTTGGAAGACTTGTAAAGGTGCAAGGGAAGAAACAAACGGTTATCAATACGAAGAAGTTATGTGGTATGATGTTCCAGGTAGGGATGAAAAGTGGAAAGAAGAAACTTTAGCTGCACTGGATTACGACGAACAAAAATTTAAACAAGAATATTGTTGCGAATTCTTAGGTTCATCGGGGACTTTGATCGATGGATCTAAATTAAAAGCTTTAGCTTATGATAGGCCTATTGCTGAACAAGAAAATACTATTCAATATATAAAGCCTATAGAAGGTCATGAATATGTTTTGATTGCTGATGTATCACGAGGAAAAGGATTAGATTATTCTACCTTTAATATAATTGATATATCTGGAATGCCATACCAACAAGTTTGTGTGTTTAGAGATAACTACATTGGTCCAGTTGATTTTGCCAGCTTTATATATAGATTAGGAACAATGTATAACGAAGCGGCTGTTTTGGTAGAAATCAATGATATTGGAGAACAAGTATCAGATACACTCTTAATGGATTATGGCTATGAAAATATGCTTTATACAGCAAACATGGGAGCCCGAGGAAAGCAAATTTCTGGCGGTTTTGGTGGTAAAAGATTAGACAATGGTATAAGAACAACTAAAACTGTAAAGTCAATAGGCTGTTCAATTTTAAAAATGTTAGTTGAGCAAGATCAACTAAAATTGAGAGATTATAATACACTACAAGAACTGTCTCGTTTTTCGAAAAAGGCGAATTCTTATGAGGCAGAACCTGGATGTCACGACGATTTGGTTATGAACTTAGTGCTCTTTGGATGGCTTACAGATCAATCATATTTTAAAGATATGACTGACATTAACACATTATTAAAACTTCGTGAAAAAACAGAGGCCCAAATTGATGAAGAGTTATTACCATTTGGATTTATTGATGTCGGTGATGATGAGGTTTATGAAGATGGTCACGATTGGTGATTAGATAAATTAAAAATTTTATAAATAGAGACAGTCACAATAACATATAATAAACGCGTTTCTAATACATAAAGGAGAAAAATATGGCTTTTTCCGTAAGTCCTTCCGTTATTGTTCGAGAAGTGGACGCATCGGCATCAGTACCGGCCATCGCGACACCACCAGCTGCTATAGCTGGGTTGTTTCGTTGGGGTCCAACTAACGAACCTATTCTGATAACATCGGAGACAGAACTTGTAAATCGTTTTGCTGCTCCAAATGCTGACAACTATGAAACATTTTTCACAGCTGCAGATTATTTGGCTTATGCAAACGCATTATGGGTCGTAAGAGCAGATGATGGTGTTTCACGTCAAGCAAACAATGCTGGCGGAGCATTTCAAGCAAAATATAAAGGTGAACTAGGAGATTCACTTGAAGTTGCGTGGGTTACATCCACAGGCTTTGAAAATGCAGCGATTGACGTTGAGGATATTCCAACTGTAGCAACAGTAAATGGTTTATTCAACGCAAATAATCAAAACGCATCAACACAATCTGTTTCATTTAATGCTAGCACAATAGATTTTATTGGAACTGAAGTCCTTACAGGGATCGGTGCCGGAGATAAAATCATAATTGGTAACAACTCTGTAGGTTACCAAGAACTTAATGTAACTTCGTTTACCAGTACTGCTGTAAATGCTAACAACACTGCTGAAGCAAACTCTGCTCTCGTTGTTGCAGCAAGCACATCAATTGGGTTTAAGCCTAACTACACATTGGCAGAAACTGATTTAAATAAAGTAAAAATTACTAAAAATTGGGAATATTCAAATCTGTTTACAGGTGCTCCTTCTGGTGCAAACAATATTCACGTTTCAGTAGTAGATAGTACTGGTCAAATTTCTGGTACTGCTGGTACCGTTTTAGAAATATACGAAAACCTTTCAGTAACACCTGCAGCTAGAACAGCCGATGGTAGAGATGCTTATTTTGAAACAGTACTCGATAACAGTGCGTGGATTGAGCTTTTACCTAACGCCAATACAGCGTTACCATCAGTTGGTGCTGGATTAATTAAAGCAGCTGTAAGTACTGCTACAAGTCAGTATGAAGTTATGGAAAACGGTGCTTCACCGACTGCTAACTCAACAACATTCCATACTGAAACCGGAGCAACACTAGCAGCTCTTGGTCCTGCATGGGATGCTTTGAAAAATGATAATGAAATTGATCTAAGCTTTGTACTCCAAGGTAAAGGTGATGATGAAGGTATCCGTGCCAACTATATCATTTCAAACGTTGCAGATTATAGAAAAGATTGTGTTGCATTCATATCACCATCTAAAGAATCAGTAGTTGATAAAACTGCAATTCAAGATAAACTTGATGGTGTATTAGGTTATCGTAATAAAGTACAAAACTCATCGTACTCATTTATGGATAGTGGCTATAAGTATCGCTACGACAAATACAACGACGTATATCGCTGGACACCACTAAACGGTGATATGGCAGGTCTGGCTTCAAGAGTTGAAGTGTGGGAATCACCTGCAGGTTATAGAAAAGGTGTAATCAAGAACGTTATCAAATTGGCGTTTAATCCTTCTAAGCCACATAGAGATCAGCTTTATAGTAAAGACGTCAACCCAGTAATGTCACAAGCAGGTCAAGGTATTATCCTATTTGGTGATAAAACAGGCTTAGGTGTTCCTAGCGCATTCGACAGACTCAATGTACGTAGATTGTTTATTGCAGTTGAAAAGGCAATTGCCACTGCTGCTAAGGGCTTCCTATTTGAGCTAAATGACGATTTCACTCAATCGCAATTTAAAAACATTGTCGATCCATTTCTACGAGACATTCAAGGTAGACGAGGAATTATTGATTTCCGAGTAGTGTCTGACGCTACAGTAAATACCCCAGCTGTCGTAGATCAAAACAAATTCAGAGCAAACATTTATATTCAGCCTGCTCGTTCAATTAATGTTATCGAACTAACATTTGTTGCAACAAGATCTGGTGTAGAGTTTGATGAAATTGTTGGTTCGATTAGGTAATAAATAGATCAAAATAGGAGAATAAAAACATGGCATTCAATATCAACCAGTTCAAATCAGAACTCGTCGGTGGTGGTGCACGTCCTACGCTCTTCCAAGTTCAGGTTACTAACCCTGTTGCTCCGGAAGCTGACTTTAAAGTACCTTTCATGGTAAATGCAGCTCAGCTTCCAGGATCAACTGTTGGTTCCTATACTTTGCCATACTTTGGTCGCCAGGTTAAATATGCTGGTGATCGAGTATTTGATGCATGGACAGTCACGATTATCAACGATGAAGACTTTGCAATTAGAAACGCTATGGAAGGGTGGATGAACTTCATTAACTCTCACGATGGCAACATTCGCGGATTACCACAAGAATATAAGTCTAATGCACTTATTACACAATTTAGTAAAAACGGAGACGCTCTTCGTACTTACATCTTTGAAGGTATGTTCCCAACCGATGTAGAACCAATTACAATGGGATGGGCAAACCAGGATGCAGTAGAAGAATTTAGTGTTACGTTTCAATATGATTTATGGAGAGTTGAAGGCACTACCGGTAATCCGACTACTTAATTTTATATAATGAAGGAATGAAAATTTGAAAATCTTTGGATTTGAAGTAAAGCGATCAGAAGAAGAGGCCGACAATGTTCCGGTCTCTTTTGCTGAACCGTTAAACGACGATGGAGCTATTACCGTTGGTAACGCAATGGGTGGCTTTTATGGAACTATGCTCGACTTGGAGGGTTCAGCCCGTACCGAGTCCGAGCTTGTTACTAAATATCGTGGTATGGCTATGAACCCAGAAATCGCTCAAGCGGTTGATGAAGTAATTAACGAAGCTATCAGTGTTAGTACAGACGATAAGATCGTTGAAATTATGCTAGATGATGCAGATTTGCCAGACAAAGTTAAAACAAAAATTTCAGAAGAATTCGATGAGGTTTTAAGACTTCTTGATTTTTCTAATATGGCTTATGACACCTTTGGTAAATTCTATATTGATGGTAGAATTAATTACCATATGATCATCAAAAATGATGATTTAAAAGAAGGTATTATTGAGCTCCGTTATGTTGATCCTCGCAAATTAAAACTTATTCGCGAAGTTGACAAACGAGAAAAAGATCCACACTCTGGTATCCCAGTCAAAAAAGTTAAAAACGAATATTATATGTATTCTGAAAACGGTTTTGGATCTGATAAAGGTGGAAGCGCTGGAACATCAGGTGCTACAAGTGGTTATAAGATTGCTAAAGACTCGATTGCACGTGTTACATCGGGACAAATGAATGAAAACAATTCGTTAGTTCTTTCACACTTGCATGCTGCCATTAAGCCACTGAACCAATTAAGGATGTTGGAAGATGCAACAGTTATTTACACTCTTACACGAGCTCCTGAAAGACGAGTGTTCTACATTGACGTTGGCAATTTACCTAAATCGAAAGCTGAGCAGTATCTAAGAGATATGATGACTCGCCATAAAAACAAGTTGCAATATAACTCGTCAACTGGTGAAATTACAGATGCTCGTAAAATGATGACTATGACTGAAGACTTTTGGTTCCCACGGCGTGGTGGTGAAAGATCTACAGAAGTTGATGTTATGGCAGGTGGCGGTGCTCAGGCTCTAAGTACAGATGAAAATATGTCGTACTTCCAACGTAAATTATATAAAGCGCTTAAAGTACCTTTAACTAGACTTGAGCCAGAAAATATGAATACGTTTGGGCGGTCTACTGAAATTACTCGTGACGAATTAAAATTTAGTAAGTTTATTTTTAGAATAAGATCACGTTTTTCTACATTGTTTACACATATACTAGAAAAACAATTAATTCTTAAAGGTCTTATGACACCTGAAGAATTTAAACAAATTAAAAATTCTATTCGTTATGATTTCGTAAAAGACAACTACTTTGAAGAATTAAAAGAAGCTGAAATACTTCGTGAAAGAATGCAAACTCTCCGCGACGTTGAAGATCACGTTGGCGTTTACTATTCTAGAGAGTGGGTTATTAAGAATATCTTACAATTAAGCGAAGAAGATGCTAAGGAATTAAAAGATCAAATCAGCCAGGAAAACGCAGATATGCCTGACACAGATGGCGATGAGTAAAAATTATTATAAATAGATTTAAAATTAATTAGGAGAAAAAAGTTATGAAAACTTTTAAAAAATTGCTGGGAGAGGTTGCTCAGCCAGTGTCGCCAGATGAACAACGATTCAAAGCTCAGCATATTGTGCAAAAGTTTGACTATCCTGTAAAAGACTCTGATGCTATGTTTAAAGGTACTATATCAACACCAGCAGCTGCAGGGATGCGGCCAGCAGATCAGGCTGACAGTATGAATTACGATAAAGCTTATTCTTCAAGAAAAGCACCTACTTCAAACGTTGGTGAAAGTGCAGAAGAAAGTGCAGAGCAAATCGATGAGATTTCAAAAGGTTTGGCAGGTCGTTATATTAAAAAAGCGCAAATGGATACAGCTCATGCTGGTGACCAAATTGCTACAGGCAGTATGGGACAAGTAGGTGCATCTCCTGATGTTAAAAAAGGTTATGAAAAGCAACGCAAAAAAGGTATTTCTAAACTCATTCGCCGGCGTTCAGGAACAAGAGATGCCGTTTCTAAACTAACAGGAACAGCAAGAGTTCCTGCAAAAGAAGAAGTTGAAGTCGCCGAAATGAAGAAAAGAATGGGAATGAAAAAGTTCATGGAAGCCAAAGAGCTTGGTGAAAATGAAAAGGCTGCGTTAGCTAAAGAAATTAACAAGTCTGCTGAAGCGTCAAAAGAGGGTAAGAAAAAAGTTACTCTTAAAAAGGCTCCGTGGGAAAAAAACGAAAAAGTTAACGAAACACTAAAGTCTGCTTTAAAAAAGCCAGTTCAAACTACAACACCAGACGGTAAAACTCGTACAGTTATGAAGTCTGTTAAGAGTACTTCTACTGACGAGCACGGCCAAGATAAAATTAAAGAGTCAGTAGAATTTATTGATGAAGCAGTAAAAGCTGGAAATATGAAGCTAAAAGACGGAGCAAGAATTAAAGTAGCTAACGAAGATGCTAAAGCAATTAACGCTCTATTTAAAGGTTTAAATTCTGCTAATAAACGTAAAATGGAACAAGTTATGATGACTGACAAAAAAGGGTTCAACGAAATCCTTGGTTTTGCTAAGAACGCAATGTAAATGTTATTATAAATAAGTTTCAAAAGGGGATAACAAAATGAAATTAATTGCAGAAGTCATTGAAGAATGCAACGTTTCTACGGAAATCAATGAAGAGACTGGTAAAAAGTCGCACTACATTGAAGGTATCTTTATGCAAGGAGACCTGAAAAACCGTAATGGTCGTATGTATTCATCAGAAATTCTTGAAAAAGAAATGGTTCGCTATAATAAAGATTTCATTGAGACTAAGCGTGCCCTTGGAGAGCTTGGCCATCCTGATGGTCCTGCAATTAATGGCGATAGAGTTTCTCACCTTATTACTGAAATGAGAAGAG